GCTACCACGCCCGTCACAGTGATCATTGGTTCGGCTACGTCGACCAACGTGGTCAACCTGGCGTGGGACACGATCCCCAATGCTATCGGCTACAAGATCTACGGCCGTGTCGGTCCCAACCTGGGATATCTTGGTCAAGTCGGTGCGACCACGGGCACGTTCCAAGACGATGGTTCATACATCGTTGATACATCGAAGTCGCCGATCACTTCGCCTTCGGCTTTGGCAGCTCCGGCTACGACCTTCACCCTGAAGGTCTTCGATCTGACAGTCTCATCGTCAACACCGATGGAGACGTTCAACTGCTCGATGCTGGATCAGACAGACGAGAGCGGCGTTCAAATGGAAATCGAGCAGCGTATCAATCGCTTCTCCAAGTACATTCGTGTGCTGTCCAACTTCCCCTCGCTGCTGACTACACCGACTGTGCGTTCAACCTCGACGTACACTGCGCTGGCTGGTGGTGACTCAGGGGCTGCTCCTACCTCAGCTGATATCAATCGCGGCTGGGATACGTTCAAGGGCAAAGAGCAGTACAAGATCGATGTGATGGTCAACTCGGGCCGCGTGGATCCCATCGTGCAACTGCACATGGACTCAATCGCGCAACGGCGTGCTGACTGCGTGGCGTTCCTTGATGTGCCGCCTAGCCAACAACAAGCGCAAGACGCTGTGGACTTCCGTAACCTGACGCTGAACCTGAACAGCTCGTACTCGGCACTGTTTGGTCCTGATCTGTATGAGTCAGATCCGATCAGTGGCAAGGTACTGTACGTTCCTCCGTCCGGCGCAATGGCTGGCTTGATGGCTCGTACCGTGCGTGTTGCTCAGCCTTGGTTCTCGATAGCTGGTCTGAACCGCGGCCTGCTGAACGTGCTGGATGTTCGTTACACATACGATGATGGTTCGGCGACGCTGCTGTTCCAATCGCAAGTGAACTACATGCGCAAGTTCGTGGGCAAGGGCATTCCGCTGTGGGAACAGCAGACTTTGTACGCGAAGCAGTCAGCGCTCCAGTTCCTGAACGTGCGCGTGCTGTGCAACGTCATCAAGCGTTCGGTCTATGAGTTCCTGATCTACGGCATCCAAGAGCCTAACGATGACATCCTGTCGCGTCAACTGAAGTTCGGCATCGAAGAGTATCTGCGTGCTGTTCAGTCGGCTCGGGGCATCAGTTCGTTCCGTGTCATCATCAGCCCGTCGAACAACCCGCCGGCGTTGACCAACACAGGCGTGCTGGCCATTGGCGTGTACATCGTCCCGATTCTGGCGACGCATGAGATTCAACTGACGCTGCTGGTTGGCAAGGTCGGTCTGGAAATCAGTGAAGCCGAAGTCGCTGCACTGAGCTGAGGCCAACATGAGCAAACTACTCAGTATCACAGCACGTCTCAGTCAAACCGCTGCTGGTAACGACGAAGAGAAGGCACAAAAAGGCTTGGAAAAGCTGAAGCGCTTGGCTAAGAATGCCGCAGACGAGGTAGCCAGAGCAGAGAAGCTCATGAAAGCGAAGAAGTACAAGCAAGTTTTGTATATCATCGATGACTGGAGCGAGACTCTCGACGCTGAATACGCTAACGAAGACTAATATGACACGCCTGCGTAGCATCACAGCCCGTCTAAGGCTGACTGCTGCGGAAGAGGTGGTGGAGGAAGTTCCGAAAGGGCTTGCTCCTCCACAGACTCCCAAGCAAGTGGCTCAGTACTTGATGCGTTTGCTGCACGGTGAGAGCCCCTCAATCGTGTATCCGAAAGCAGCCGGTACGATGCCTAAGACTCAAGCAGTCATGTTCGACTTCGGTAGTGAGGGCGATGAGACAGGGTTCGCTGAGGCACGCAAGCTTCTGTATCCGAAAGGATGGAAGCTTGTGGTCAACGTACCTTCAGGCCCCGCTGCATCGAACGCCTACTACATCCTGCGCCATCCGAAGATCGCCCATCAAGCCTTCTTCTCCATGGATATCAAACGTGGCCGACCGATGTGTACCGTGTCGGGATTCATATAAGGACCAACATGAGCACACTCAATCGTATCGTCGCTCGACTGGAAGTTTCGGCAGGCGCTCTCAAGTGGATACCTATCGGAGAAGAAAAGTGGGATGGTAGCCAAGCCTGCTACGCTGAGTTCCCAAACTCAGGTTATGGGAACGCCAAGTTCGTGGTCATTGGTCCCAGCCCAACAGGCGTGGCTATCGGCGCCCCCTTCGACAAGGCTTACATCGATAAGCTAGCCACTGGTCGAGTATCACTCAGTGCCAAATTCAAGGACCGAAACCTATCGTGGAAGTTCTTGAAGCCTAGCGTTCCTATGGAGAGCTCGTGTTATTGCCGAAGACTTCACCAAACAGTTTCAGAAGGTCTAATCTATGAACGCATTCCTGGAAGGCTTCAAGGGCGTCCTTGATGGCATCAAGTGGCCTGCTGTCAAGCTGTCTGATCTCACCAGCGCCTCGGTGCAAGAGCTCGCTCTCGTTGCTGTCGTGCTGGCCCTGTTGCTGAGCAGCCTTACTCTGGTGAAGCTGGTTGCTACCGTGATCTTCGTCGTTGTGGTGATCGCTCTGGTCTATCGCTTCGTCAAAGACAAGTTCTTCACCAAGACCCCTACCCAATGAGGAAATAATCATGGCAGGTTTTCGGCCCGGTCTTTTGGAAACGAGCTCAGTGCTCGATCCTCTGCAACAATGGAACTTCAACCTCCTGTTCCCTAACGTTCCTGGCTCGTCGGACACACGTGACCTGTCGTACAAGATCACATCGTCTGCTATCCCAGGTACGCAAGTTGAGCAGGTCTCTGTTGAGACGCACGGTATCAAGTTGAACTTCGCTGGTCGGCGTACCTGGTCAGGTACGTGGAACTGCACGATGTTTGAGACGCGCATCAACTCGACTCGCACTCGTCTGCTGAACTGGATGGAGCTAGCGCGTTCGTGGAAGAACAACTCTGGTTCGTACAAGAGTCAGTATGCAGTCACCGCTGAACTGCAACTGTTCGATGATATCCCGACCATCGCTCGTTCCATTCGCGTGTACGGCGTGTTCCCTCAGTCAATCGATGACGTCACGTTGGATCAATCATCCGCGGTGATCTCATATAGCTGCACGTTCAGCTTCGATTGGTCGGAAGAGATCGAAGGCGCAGGCGACTGATGAAAACGCTAGCTCGTATTCTTCAGCGCGTTGAGGCTACCAAAGCCCCTCAGATTGAAGACGAAGCCGCAGCGGAGATCACTGCACGTATCATGCGTGGGGGCGAGTTCACTGAGATCCACCAGATCGACAGGAAGAGCGCCTCTGATAATGCCTACATCCAGTGCTTGCACAAGGGTAGGCGCCTGATTATCTCAGTCAAAGCCATTTAACGGAGCTTGTTAAATAATGGCACTAGGTATAGGTTCTTTCAATCTAGACTCTGCTATCACTAGTGCTATCGGCCGCGCGGGAGGTAACTCCTTCCAGCGCAAAGCCGGTAACGCTGCATCTAGCATCAACAACTTCAATGGAATCGTAACTGATCTCCAGGGCGGGTTGTCTAATCCCACGCGCTACCTCGACCGGTACATGCAAAGCATTGCCAACGTCGTCGGCATCAATCCCTTCAGCGGGGATCTTGGTATCGGACGTGTTACTGATCGTGGTGATCCAGTAATGAACTACTTGTGGAACGCTCGCATCGTGGGCGGCTCTTCATTACTGGGTGTCGATATGCATCAGTATATCGATCAAATCCAAACTCCTTCGATTCGCTTCAACACCAAGCCTGTCTTCCGCGAAGGCAAGATGAAGCACTACGCGACTAGCTACAGCGCGGACGACTTGAACATCCATATGTACACTGCGATTGATGGCACCACCTTCAACTACGCAGCGGACTGGATATCCAAAGTCAAGACGTTCAACGGCTACTTCACTCCTCCCATCGAGTACAAGCGCACCGTGCTGCTGGACGTGTTCGATCAACAGAACCGTACAGTCATGCAGTTCGCCTTTGAGGGTTGTTGGCCCACCAGCTGGGAATCGTACACCTTTGATAGCGGGCAAGGACAAGTGATGATGACTCAGCTTACCTTGAGCGTCGATAACATGTCTTTCGATAGAACCGAAGAAATC